GAAAATTATTTCTTTACGATCAGTTAGGATCTACTAATCCTACTGCGGTATTATCTGTTATTTACTACGGAGCTGAGCAATTAGGTATCCAGCATTTTGTGGTAGATAGTTTAATGAAGTGTTCTATTAATGAAGATGATTATAATGGTCAGAAGAAATTTGTTGACCAACTCTGTATTGCATCAAGGGATTTGAATGTGCATATACATTTAGTGGCTCATAGTAGAAAAACAATAGACGAAACCACTCATACACCAAGCAAGTTTGATGTGGCAGGTTCTGCGACAATAACTAATTTAGTGGACAATTGTGTTTCGGTGTATCGTAATAAGAAAAAAGAAAAAGATTTATTAGAAGGTAAATTAAGTGAAGAAGATGCTAAGATTGTTCCAGATGGATTTATGGCTGTGAATAAACAAAGGCACTTTGAATGGGAAGGATCTATTCCATTGTGGTTTAATTCTAAGTCTTTACGCTACAAGGACAAACCATGACTATAAATGATTTTATAAAAGAATGTAAAAAAGTATTTGGTAACGACATTCAATACAAAGCAACTTCTAAAGACGGACAAATATTTAAAACGAAAGGATGGAGAGATGATAAAGTGGTCACTAACACAACAAAACCTACCAATGCTTTACGAGAAATTAAAAGCTCTTGATTTTACTAAGCGTTGGCGTGTTACAGTAACAGACGCTAAACTTAATCGCAGTCATGAACAAAATGAAAGATTATGGGAGCTTTATACAAGCATTTCTAGGCATACAGGAATTGACAAAGATCAAATCCATGAACTTATGGGTTACAAATTTTTAAGAGAACAAAAAATTATAGCTGGAATGCCTTGTGAAATTATAAAATCAACCACAAAGTTGACAACTTCTCAAATGTCAGAATATCAAAATTCAATAGAAATTTGGGCGCAAAGCAATTTGGGTTGGATGTGGGATTACGAATGATATATCGCAACCCTAAAATAATTAAAATTTTAAGACAGTTACCTTGCCAACATTGTGGTATTATGTCTGAAACAGTTTGTGCAGCACATAGAAATGAGGGTAAGGGTATGGGAATTAAAGTATCTGACGCATTATGTGCAGCATTATGTATAGAGTGTCATGTAAAACTTGATAATGGTAAAGAATTAACAAAAGAAGAACGCAGGGATATGTGGAATAGAGCATATATAAAAACTATGCAATATCTTTGGGAACATGAAATGATAGGAGTTAAATAATGGGTAAAGGAAGCGCACCTAGACCTTTTACAGATAGGGAAGTATTTGAGTCTAACTTTGATAAGATATTTAGGTCTAAAAAACCAAGTGATGATGTATCACCACATACACTTGAATATGAATACGAACTAAATAAATCTACAGGTGAGGTTGAAAAACGTTTTCTTGATGGCGTATCTAAACCAAATGAAAGTCAATTTAAGGAATCAGAATAATGGCTAAAATATCTCGTATAGATATTATAGGCTCTAATTCAAATGAAGGCTTGCATTACTCAAGAAAATGTAATATGTGTCATGAAGAAAAGCCATTGGTTGATTTTCATAAATCTAATAAAGATGGTTCATTTGGATATCAATATCATTGTAAAAAATGTTCAACAAAATATAAACAAATTAATAAAGAACATGTAGCTAAATCACATAAAAAAAATCATCAAAAAGATTATAGATTAACTTTAATTAGAGCTGCAAAACACAGAGCAAAAGAAAAAAATATTCCATTTGATATAACAAAAGATGATTTAGAGTTAATATGGAAATGCCCTGTTCTTGGAATTGATATATTTAGTGATGGGTTAAATAATCCTAATGCACCATCAATAGATAGAATTATTCCTTGCTTTGGATATATAAAAGGCAATGTTAAAATTATTAGTAGAAGAGCTAATATATTAAAAAATGATGCTACTTTAGAAGAATTACAATTAATTGTAAAATACATTGACAATGAAATTAAAAAGAAAATTAAATAATGGCAAGTAAATCACCTACGCAGTTATCATTAGCTAAATTACGAGAAGAAGGATATACTTGTTGGATTACAGAGCATTGGAATCCATGGAGTAAAACTAGGCAGGACTTGTTTGGGTTTATAGATATACTTGCTTTGAAAACAAATGAAACATTAGCCATACAGACCACAACAGCAACAAACCTCAATGCGAGGGTCAAGAAAATAAGTAACCATGAAAATGTAGGAGCAGTTCGTGACGCAGGGTGGACTATTCATGTACATGGATGGTTTCAGGACGATAAGAGGAAATGGCATTGCAAACAGAAAGACATCTCGTGAAAGAAAAGATATTAGCTTATCTTACAGAACCACGAACCATAAACGACATAGCAGAACATATACAATCTAACTATCCTATTACAAAGAACATACTTGTAGAGATGAGAGATGCAAATGTTATCCATGCTTATAAAGATAATCAAAATAGGCTTATGCACTATTACGTTCCACAACCACATCCATTACAAACTATATTTGGACATACAGTAAACTTTACACCAAACCAAATAAAGGGCGTAACAACTTATAACGCAGATGACGCTAAACATAATCTACAACACAAGACTACACAAGAAACTTATGGAGAAAGCGTAGCCTATACGCTAACAAGATATGATTAGCATGGAACGCTTATTATCTATTATGGATGACTGGGCTTTGTGGATGAAGTCTGATAATCATAAATTAGGTTATCCATCTAAAAGCATAGGTATGTCATCAGGTGGTGAAAGTACTGTAGACTCATTTGCAGAGATGATTGATGCGCAAGATATGTCTAACGTAAGGACAATTCATGCTATTATTCATAGTTTAGAAAAAACTCAACAAGAAGCTATATACGCTAGATATCTTGGCGCTAAAAAGCCATTAGCTTACGAATGGAATATAGATATGGCTTACGATAACTTATTAACTATTGCTGGAAGACGTATAAACGCATAATGTTGTTGAACAAAAGCATCAAAGTATGCTATAATAACGCCTATGTGGACAACTCCTGTCCGTTAATAATGTAATCCCACAAAAGCCTGACCATACTCTCTCCTTGGTTGGGCTTTTTCTTTTTATGAAACTATCTATTTGCGAACAATGCGGTGAACCTTTTGACTTCACAGAATATAGCCTGTGTAATGATTGTAGGTATGACCACAGATTTATTAAATTAAGGAAACAACATGAAGTCAGCACCGAAGACAAAAGCAGGCAAGATGAAGAAAGTAGCGAAAGTAATGCGTGAGTTTAAAACTGGCACATTACATTCAGGTAAGGGTGGTAAAATAGTGAAAAATCCTAAGCAGGCGATAGCAATCGCTTTATCAGAAGCAAAAATGTCTAAAAAGAAAGGTAAATAATTATGCCAATGGTTGGAATGAAAAAATTTGCTTACACAGAAAAAGGTAAGAAAGAAGCTAAAGAATACGCAAAGAAAACAGGTAAAGCTATGGCTGCTAAACCTATGAAGAAGGCTGCTAAACGTGGCAAGTAAACCAGGTTTATGGGCTAACATCCATGCTAAGCGTAAAAGAATAGCAGCAGGCTCAGGTGAAAAGATGCGTAAGCCAGGTACAAAAGGCGCACCTACAGCTAAAGCTCTAAAACAATCAGCAAAGCCAGCTAAGAAAAAATGAGTGTCTGGCAAAAGAAAGCAGGTAAGAACCCTAAAGGCGGTTTAAACGCTAAAGGTCGTGCATCTTACAATAAAGAAACAGGAGGTAATCTAAAGCCACCAGTTAAGTCAGGTGATAATCCTAGACGTGCATCATTCTTAGCTCGTATGGGTAATATGCCAGGACCAGAACGTAAACCTAACGGTGAACCAACAAGATTATTACTATCCCTAAAAGCATGGGGAGCATCTAGTAAAGCAGATGCAAAAGCAAAGGCAAAAGCTATAAGTTCACGCAATAAAAAGAAGTAATGCAAAAACTAGATATATATGTAGGATATGATGGCAAAGTAGAACCAATTGCTTATCATAACTTTTGCCAGTCAGTTATAGAGAAGTCATCTATACCGGTAAGTTTTACACCATTAGCACTAAATACTTTAAAAGACTACGAAGAAACACACAAAGACGGTAGTAACGCATTTATCTATTCACGCTTTTTAGTGCCATATCTAAACAACTTTAAAGGTGTCGCACTCTTTGTAGATGGCGATATGATCTGCAGAACAGATATAGCAGAGATACTAGCTAACTTTGATAATGACGAAGCAGTCAAAGTCGTAAAGCATTACTACACAACAAAGCATCCAGTTAAGTATCTAGGTGCAAAGAACGAGGACTATCCTAAAAAGAACTGGTCAAGCGTTATACTATGGAACTGTGGACATTGGCTAAACAAACAACTAACACCTAAGTTCATACAAGAAAAGACAGGTAAATACCTACACAGGTTTGAATGGCTAAAGTATCCAGAAGAACAAGTAGGTAAGCTAGACGAAACATGGAACTGGCTAGAAACAGAATACGAATACAATCCAGATGCTAAACTAGTGCATCATACATTAGGCACACCATGCTTTACAGACTATCAGAATACAGACTATAGTCAAGAATGGTGGGACTGCTATAAACGAATGATATACCCTTTAAAAGGAAACGGACAAGAAAGCGAGTTGTAAATGGCGGATACATTAGACGTACTTAAGAGCTTAGGAACAAGTATAGCTCGTGGTGTACCACAATTAGCAACTGGTTTTGTAGATTTAGCAGGATTGCCATTAACCATGACAGGCATAAGACAACCTGAACAGATATTTGGATCTACTGCGTACTTAACTAATAAAGGTTTATTGCCACAGCCACAAACAGGTTTATTAAGTCAAGGAGCTGAATTAGCTTCTTCTATGTTAAGTCCATCAGGTCTTGCAAAAGCTGGATTATTAGGTGCTTATGCAGCAACTAAAGCACCAAAATATAGTTCTTTATTGGGTAAATCAGATATTGAACAATCAGCAACTAATAGATTAATAACACAGTATCCAGAACTTAAACAGCAATATAGTACTTTAAATGTTCCCCATGCAGAAACAAAGGGTGGTAGAATATTAAATACTGATGCTGCAAGAGAGTTATTTCCTGAATATGCTGCAAATAGAACATTATCTGCACAGGTTCATGAACCAGCAAGTACATTTGTTAAAAACTTATATGCAGAAAAACTATCTCAACCTACTCCTCAAGGTTATAATAGTACTGTAGTATTTACAGCAGGTGGTACTGGAGCTGGTAAAACATCAGCTATTGAACAAGCATCTAAAAATGCTGGAGATAACTTAAATAAAGCTGAAATGATTTATGATACAAATATGAATACATTTAAATCAGCAGATGATAAAATACAACAAGCATTAAAAGCAGGTCGTGATGTAAGAATATTCTATACATATCGTGACCCAGTAGAGTCTTTAACTGAAGGTGCTTTAACAAGAGCATCAAAAATGGAAAAAAACTTTGGTTCTGGTAGAACAGTACCATTATCAGAACATTTAAAAACTCATATTGGATCAAGAAAAACAATAGATGAATTAGCTGATAAATATAAAAACAATAATAATGTACAAATTACAGCAATTGATAATTCTTTAGGCAAAGGTAATGCTAAAAGAGTTGAATTAAGAGATGTACCAAAATTAAATGAAAAAGAGTTAAGGAGAAAACTAAATGAAGCCCTTGAACAATCAAAATCAAACATATCAGAAGCCATCTACAAAGGCACAAAAGACTATTAATACTAAACAAGTAGATGATATTCAAAATAAAATAGCAGATGAGCTAATTAATGCTCTTAACTCAAAAACAAAAAACTTATAGCAATAAAATAAAGGGCAACCAACCTAAGGGAGTTGCAATATCATGGATAACGATACACAAGAAAGAAAAGTAGGCGGACAGCCAGGAAATACCAATTCTAGTAAAATCAATCGGTTATTTGCGGAAACGATTAAAAGGATAGATAAACAAAGTCAAGGTGAAATAGCACGTCAAGTAGCACAAGCCCTTATAGATAAAGCTATTAGTGGTGACGTATCTGCTATAAAAGAATTTGCTGATAGAGTGGATGGTAAATCAGTAGCAACTACAGAGTTGACTGGTGCAGATGGTAAAGATTTACCTATTGGAATAGGAATTAGCTTTGTCAAGCCAGACGATAGCTCAGTTTCCGAGTAAACTAGACTTCTTATTTGAGCCACACCGTTACAAAGTAGCTTACGGTGGTAGAGGTTCAGGTAAGTCATGGTCTATGGCAAGGGCATTGCTTATAAAAGCAGCTAATGAGCCAACACGTGTCTTATGCGCACGTGAAATACAAAAGTCTATCAAGCAGTCAGTTCATACATTACTTAATGACCAGATACAAGCATTAGGTCTAGGAGCTTTCTATGAAGTCTTGGAAGCAGAGATTAGAGGTATTAACGGTAGTACATTTAGCTTTACTGGGTTGGCTACTAATACTGTGGAAAGTATTAAGTCTTTTGAAGGATGTGATATTGTCTGGGTGGAAGAGGCACAAACGGTATCAAAGAAGTCATGGGATATTCTTATACCTACAATCCGTAAACCAAACTCAGAAATATGGGTAAGCTTTAACCCTAACATAGATACGGATGATACATACCAAAGATTCGTAGTAGAACCACCAGAGAACGCTAAGGTTGTAAAAGTAAACTATACTGACAATCCTTGGTTTCCTGAAGTATTAGAGATAGAACGCCAACATAGTTTAAAAACTAACCCTGACTATGCAAACATATGGGAAGGTGATTGTAAAGCTGCTGTAGATGGTGCTATCTATGCTAACGAGATACGTGAAGCACAAGAAGATAATCGTATTACTAATGTCCCTTATGATCCTATGTTAAAGGTTCATGTAGTAATGGACTTAGGCTGGAATGATAGCATGTCAGTTATCCTATGCCAAAAAGGTGTATCAGACTTACGCATTATTGGTTACATAGAAGATGACCACAGGACTTTAGATAGTTATTCTGCACAACTCAAGAACTTGCCATACAATTGGGGTACAATGTTCTTACCACATGACGGACAGTCTAAAGACTTTAAGCATGGTATATCAGCAGAAGATATTATGCGTAAACTAGGATGGGATATTCGTATTGTTCCTAAACAAGATATAGAGTCTGGTATTAAACTAGCAAGAATGAACTTCCACCGTATATACTTTGATAAGTCAGCTAATAGACTTGTGGAATGTTTAAAGAATTATCGCAGAAGTATAAACTCTGCAACTAACGAACCTGGCGCACCATTGCATGATGAGTTCTCTCATGGAGCAGATGCTTTCAGATATTTATGTACTTCTATAGAAGCTATGAAGAATGAATCATGGTCTAGAGAGAAGATACAATACACAAATAGAGGAATTGTTTAATGAAGTTACAAGACATGGAAATCATAGCTCGTGTAGAAGCTGAAGAGAACATTGCATATGGTGTGAATGACTCTGCATTATCTAACGACAGAGCTGCTGCAATTGACTACTACTTAGGTCAACCTTTCGGTAACGAAGAAGAAGGTCGTTCACAAGTAGTTAGCTATGACGTACAAGATACGATTGAAGCTGCATTACCACAATTACTTAAAGTATTCGTAGCTGGTGATAAAGTTGTTCAGTTTGACCCTAAAGGTCCTGAAGATCAAGAAGCAGCAGAACAAGAAACAGATTACATTAACCATATTGTTATGGAAAAGAATGAAGGCTTTAAGACATTCTACGTATGGTTTAAAGACGCATTACTCTCTAAGAATGGCTATGTAAAAGTCTATGCTGAAGAAGAGGAAGAAATAGAAGAATACGAGTATCAAGGTTTAACTGACGCACAACTACAAATGTTGGCTTCAGATGAGAATACAGAAGTATTAGAGCATACTGCATACGCTGACCCATCTGTCAATATGGATGTTGTTTACCAACAAGCTATGGCTAATGGTGTTGATCCAGCTACAGTTATGCAACCTATGTTACATGACGTTAAACTCAAAGTCACAGAGAAAAAGACAGAGATTAACATTGAGAACGTAGCACCTGAAAACATGATGGTATCTGTAGAAGTATCAGGTCCTAATCTACAAGATGCTAGATTCGTTCAACATAGAGAAGTAATGCAATTGTCAGATATTGCAGAAACATTTGACAAGCCACTAGAATACATCAAGTCTATTATGTCAGACTTACGTGATACATTTGAAGAAGAATCTAATGCACGTGATATTTATGACGAAGAATATGACAGAGCTATTGAGTCAGATGAAGCATTAGTTAAAGACACATATATTAAACTAGACGGTGAACGTCATAGAGTGGTTATCTTAGGTAATACTATTCTCTACAAAGAGAAAACAGAGTATGTACCTTTTGCATGCATCACACCTATGATTATGCCACATAGACATATCGGTAGATCATACGCTGATTTGACTATGGACATTCAGTTAATCAAGTCCACACTTATTCGTGGTCAGTTAGATAATATGTATCTAGCTAACAATGGTCGTTATGCTATATCAGATCGTGTAAACCTAGACGATATGCTTACATCAAGACCAGGTGGTATTGTTCGTGTAGAAGGTGATCCAGGTTCAGGCATTATGCCTTTATCACACCCACCATTACCAGCATCATCATTCGGTATGGTTGAATACATGGACTCTATGAAAGAGAAGAGAACAGGTGTTACAGCATACAATCAAGGTTTAGATGCTAACAGTCTTAATAAGACAGCTACAGGTGTAGCACAAATTATGAATGCGTCACAACAACGCATAGAGTTAGTAGCTAGAACATTTGCTGAAACAGGCGTAAAAGAACTATTTAAGCTAGTTCACAGATTAGTTAGAACAACACTTACTAAACCAGATATTGTACGTATCAGAAATAAATGGGTAGAAGTTGATCCAAGAGAATGGAAAGATCGTAAAGACTTATCTATCTCTGTAGGCTTAGGTGCAGGTAATAAGGATCAACAATTAGTCCACTTAACTACTATCTTGAATATGCAAAAAGAAGCTATCCAAGTAGGCTTAACTAATCCTGAAAAGATTTACAATGCGTTAGCTAAACTCACACAAAATGCAGGCTTTAAGAATCCTGAAGAGTTCTGGGTTAATCCAGCTAATACACCTGAACAAGAAGGTCAACAAGAAGATAAACCTTCAGAAGCAGAAATAGCTGTTCAAGGTCAATTACAGATTGAACGTGAGAAAGCACAAGCACAACTACAACAAGAGCAACTCAGATCACAAAATGATGTTATAATTGAACGTGAGAAGATAGCAGCTCAAGCTGAGTTGGAACGCTTTAAAGCACAATTAAAAGCAGAAACTGACTTAGCTATTGCACAAATAAAAGCACAGTCAGGAATGATGTATGGCGGATAAGTCATTAGAAGAAATTAAACGTGGTGAACAAGCAGCAGTTATCCTAGATAACCCTGTGTATCAAGAAGCTATTGCTAAAGTACGTGAGAATATCGTAGCTAGTATGACAACAAGTCCACTAGGTGATGAGAAAACTCACAATAGATTAGTAATCGCACTACAGTTATTAAATCAAATTAACAAACAACTTACTGACGTTATGCAAACAGGTAAGTTAGCATCTATCCAAACGGACAGACCTAAGTTTAAGATATTTGGGTAAGGACAAGCCCACTTAAGGCTCTTCGGAGTCTTTTTTATTGTCTAATTTCAAGGAAAATATTATGAGTGACCAAGTCGTAGAACAGTCACCACAAAGCCGATTAGAGGCTATGCTAGGTGATAGTATTGTAACTGACGTTAAACCAACAGAGGTTCAAGAAGAAGAAAGAGAACAACCACCACTAGAGGCTGAAGCAGAAGCTGAAGTACCTGAAGAAGGTACAGAGGAAGAAGCAACAGACGAAGAACCAGAAGCAGAAGCTGAGGAAGAAGAACAGTCTGAAGAAGATGAAGTTCCTGCTATCCTAAAGCTAAAAGTTAATGGTGAAGAAGTTGAAAAGCCACTAGACGAAGTCGTAGCATTAGCACAACAAGGCTTAGACTACACGCAAAAGACACAACAAGTAGCAGAACAACGTAAAGAGCTAGAAGCCTATGCTGAGAGTATAAAAGCTCAAGAGCAAGCCTTTCAAGAACAAATGCAACTTAACAATGTGTTGATTGAAGATGTAGCAAAGATCACAGCATTAGACCAACAATTAAACCAATATGCTAACGTGAATTGGCAACAATTGTCTGATAATGATTTTGTGGAAGCGCAAAAACTTTTCTTTACATATAACCAACTACAGCAAGAACGTAGTACACTCGTTTCACAGTTTGAAGCCAAGAAGCAAGAAGTCGTTCAGAAGCAAACGCAATTGATGGCTGAGAAGATAGCAAAAGGTAAGGAAATTCTAGCTAAAGAGATACCAAATTGGAGTCCTGAGACTAACCAAGCATTGTTATCTACTGGCAAGGATTATGGCTTTACTGATGCAGAACTCAACGCAATTGTTGACCCTCGTCACGTGAAGGTATTGCATGACGCTATGCAATGGCGCAAACTACAACAAAATTCTACTGTAAAGAAAAAAGTATCAAGCGCTAAACCAGTAGTGAAACCTGGAGCTAAAGATACAAAAGCCGAAGCCAATTCTAATGTGCGTCAATTACGTGAATCATTACGTAAGACAGGCAAATCAGATATGGCTGCAAAACTCATAGAAAACATGCTTTAATTTACAAAGGAAACCATAATCATGGCAGCATCAGCAACCAATAGCTACACCGGTAAAGGTATAGCGGAATCATTTGAGGATATCATTTTTGATATTTCTCCAGAAGACACACCATTACTTTCTCTCGCAAAGAGGATGTCGGCCGGCCAGACCTATCACCAATGGCAGACAGACAGCCTCGCTGCAGCAGGTACTAATACATCTGTTGAAGGTGATGACGCTTCATTCGCAACATTACCTGCTACAACAGTATTAGGTAACTACACACAAATCTCACGCAAGACAGTTCAAATTTCAAACACATACGACGTAGTACGTAAGTATGGTCGTAAGTCTGAAGTTGCTTACCAACTTATGAAAGCTGGTAAAGAACTTAAACGTGACATGGAATATGCAATTGTACGTAACCAAGCATCATCAGCAGGTGGTCCAGCAACAGCTAGATCAACAGCAGGTATTGAATCTTGGATTACTAACCGAGTAATTGCAACAGGTTCTACAGCAGGTACAACACCTGGCTTCTCAAATGGCACAGTAGCATCACCAACAGATGGTACTTCTGTAACATTCATTGAAGCAGACTTGAAATCAGCATTACAATTAGCTTGGACAGATGGTGGCGAACCATCATTAATCCTTATGTCAGCAACTAACAAAGCTCGTTTCTCAGGCTTTGCAGGTATTGCTACTAAGTTCAACAATGTTCAAGGTACAACACAAGCAACAATTACTGGCGCTGCAGACGTTTACGTTTCAGACTTCGGTAACCACACAGTTAAACTAGACCGTTTCATGAGAGATCAAGCTGTTCTCTGCGTTGATCCTGGTTATGTTGGTTTAGCTTCACTACGCCCAATGAGCAAAGAAGAACTTGCTAAAACAGGCGATAGCACAAAATGGTTACTCACAGCAGAATACGCATTAGTGGTTCAAAACCCAGATGCTCATGCTAAAGTACAAAACGTAGGTGCTTAGTAAGTAGTTGTGATACAATAGAGGGTGTTAATTCGCCCTCTTTGTATTTTTATATATGCCAATATTATTTGATCACAATAGCGTAACAGGTGTAACTCAATACTTTGATTACGACCCAGCTAAAGATACATACTACCTAACTTCTACACAAGATATAAGTGGAATGTTAGACAAGATTAAACAAGCAAGAGATAACCCAGATACATGGGATAAAGGCGTTAAACAAGAATGGGCGCACTTTGCTAGTATTCCACCAGTAGTGGAAATGCAGCTAAAACAAAAAGGGATAGATATATATAACCCTAACCAAACAAAAGAGTTGATGAAAGAGATCAACGAGAACTATCCATACTTAAAATTGACTACTAAACGTGGCTAAAGCTAAATTAAAAGTAATAAGCGTTAAAGACTCTGGTGATACTTGGAATATTACAGTAGATACCAATGAAGAAGGTCGTAGAATACTTATGCAAGCCGGTATAGATCAAGCATTAAAGAATATGGTAGATGATAATATTAACAAGTTATCATGGTGGGAACGTTTTAAATACGCATGGAAGAACGCTAAATAATTGGATAAAGACGAATTAAAGAACATACAATTAGCTATACACGACCTTATTACTAAGGAAGCGTATGACGAAGCATTACCTCTAATCTACACAGTATTAGAAACATATCCTAATGATGCAGCTACACTAAACTTCTTAGGTTATATTTGGCTACAAGGTGATAAGCCAGCATTTGCTTACCAATTCTTCCGTAGAGCATTACAAGAACAACCAGGCAATAAAGCATTATGGACATCTCTAGGTCGTGCAGCACACGAAATGGATATGCCAGAGGAAGCTATACAATACTTCCTAAAGTCAGCAGAATTAGACCCTAGTTATAATTTAGCTTATTCTAATGCAGCAGCAACTCTAGTACAGATGTCTAAATGGGATGATGCAGAGAAGTCATGTAATATGGCTTTAGAATGCAATCCTACAGATTTACACGCACAATTAAACCTAGCACATAGTTATCTAGCTAAAGGTGAATATGATAAAGGCTGGAAAGAATGGGGTAAGTCTTTAGGTGGTAAATTCCGTAAAGAATGGGTATATGGTAACGAAGTAAGATGGGATGGAACTCCTAATAAAACATTAGTTATCTATGGCGAACAAGGTTTAGGTGATGAGATATTTTATGGCTCATGTATTCCTGACGCTATTAAAGCTAGTAAGAAAGTCTATATAGACTGTGACCCTAAACTAGAAACATTATTTAGACGTAGCTTTCCTGAAGCAGAAGTACATGGTACTCGTAAAGAAGCTCATCCTGAATGGATAGCAGATAAAGAATTTGATTACAGATGTGGTGTAGGTGGATTACCAGAGTTCTTTAGACATAATAATAAAGACTTTCCTGGCACACCTTATCTAAAAGCTGATCCTGAAAAACGTATTATGTGGAGAGCTTTGTTTGACTCTTATAAAAAGAAAGTCATAGGCATCACTACAAAAGGTGGTATTAAACTTACTAATGCTAAAGGTCGTAAACTTACAGAAGATGATTTACAGCCACTATTAAGACGCAAAGACATACAATTAGTAAGCCTAGATTATAGCGTAGAACGCAAAATTGATGGCGTAAAATACTTTGAATTTGCAACAGACGCAAAAGATTATGATGACACAGCAGCTATGATCGCTGAACTAGATATGGTTCTAGGTGTCAATACTACAGCTCAACATTGTGCTAGTGCTATGGGTGTTAAAACATGGTGTCTAGTACCTAAGTATCACCAATGGCGTTATGCTCAACCTAGTATGCCTTGGTATCGTTCTATGCGATTAATCTACCAAGATGACAGATCATGGCGTGAAGTTATAGAAAGTGTCGCTAGCCAAATATAATGGGCTTAGGTGATTGGATCATGGCTTCAGCAGAAGTCAAAGAAGCAAACGAAAAGACAGGTAAGAAAGTCAAGATTGGTAATGGTGTAAGTATGTTTTACGATCACCAAGTATTTGCTAACAATCCTCGCATGGCATCTAATTCAGATACAGATGTGGTATGGGTAAAGAATTATCCTAATCACAGACCTTATCTAAATGGTTCTAAAGACGGACATCTAGTCTTTAATGATAACTATAAGCCAAAGCCTGGTGAAATATACTTATCTCAAGACGAAAGAATGTGGGCTGATAAGAGAGTAAAAGAACCTTTTATACTTATAGAGCCTAATGTAAAACGCACTTATATTCATACTGTAAATAAATCATGGGATAAGTGGGATGAATTAGTAAAGCATGACTTACCTTGGAAACAAGTAGGTGATGTTACTGCTAAAAGATATACAGATTGGATAGAAACAAAAACATTCAGGGAAGCATTAGCTATACTAAACAAAGCTAGTGTTTTTGTAGGGACAGATGGTGGTTTACATCATGCAGCAGCAGCTTTAGGCATACCATCTGTGGTTATTTGGACAGGATTTAGTTCACCGAGGCACTTAGGATATGATACCCATAGAAATATACATGACGGTTCAGAGCCATGTGGGACTTTTCATAGCGTATGTAGCCATTGCCTTCTAAAAGCGAAAGCAATCACCGTAGAACAGGTTTTAGATGCAGTTAATACTGAGTGGCATAGAACGCAGAGATAACGTCTTAAAACGCTTACAAACGCATTGTAAGGGTATTTTAACAAGAGATTGGGATGGTAAGTCTATTCCTGTAGTTGTTGGCAATTTACATGGTGCTGATAACATACAAATGGAGTGTAGAAAGCAAAATATACCATATATTCTCATAGATCATGGTTATTTTCACAGAGCTTCAGATTTATCTTGGGCTAGATTCTGCGTAAATAACTATCATTGCACAGATTGGCGTAGTTCAGATAGAGAAATACCTAAAACACACGAATATCGGTCAGGTGAAAACGTAGTAATACTGCCACCTGCTGACAAAATAGCCTATATCTACCAAAAATATAATTGGTTAGACCAAAAGATAGAGGAAATACGCAAATATACAGAACGTAAGGTTATAGTTAAGCGTAAAGGTGAAGGTGATTTTAAGCAAACTATGAAAAAAGCTCATGTGATTGTGAGTTTTGGTAGTGTTGCAGATGTAGAAGCAAGTATTCATGGTATCCCTGTGATTGTTTCAGATCATAGTCCGGCAATGCCTATTTCAAACAAGATTCAAGATATAGAAAACTTAAAATACCCAGATAGAACTGAATGGTTACGTTCACTAGCTAGTGCTGAATGGCATAAAGACGAAATGGACAAATGCTGGGAAAGATTAAAAGGACAATTAGATGGCATTAACTACATACACAACGTTTACAGCGACAGTAGAAAGTTACTTAGCTCGTAATGACTTGACAAGTGTTATACCTGACTTCGTTCAGTTAGCACAGTTAAGATTAAGTCGTGATTTAAGAACAGAAAGAATGTTAAAGGTTGCAACGACTAGCCCAACTGATAACAAAGTAGCGTTCCCATCTGATTTCTTAGAGTTAAGAGAGATGCACTTACAAGGCAATCCTCCAATTCTATTAGAGTTTCAAACACCTGATCTATTCTTCCGTAATGGTCAAACAACATTATCAGGTCGTTCACACTACTTTACAATGTTAGGTACAGAGTTCCAATTTGCACCTAGCCAAGATACATCATATACAGTTCAAATTTTATACTATGCTCAACCTACATTTATCTCTAGCACAACAGCTAGTAACTTGTTCTTAGCATACTACCCAGACGCTTTACTTTACGCAACTCTAGCAGAAGCAGAACCATATTTAATGAATGACCCAAGAATTGCAACATGGTCAGCATTATACGATAGAGCTATTGCTAATATTAAGAAAAGCGATTTAGGTCAAACCTATTCATACACAACATTAAGTGTAACACCACGATAATTTATAAAGGAAAAACATCATGGCAGAAATGAGTAACTACCTAGAGAACGCACTATTAAATGCTACTCTAAACGGTACAACATATACAGCACCAGCAACAGTTTATGTATCACTATGGACTTCAGACCCAACAGATGCAGGTAGTGGTACAGAAGTTAGTACATCTGGTACTGGCTATGCTAGAACAGCAGTATCATTTGCAACAGCGTCAGGCACATCAGGTAACGTATTAAATGATGCAGACGTAACTTTCCCAACAGCAACAGCTTCATGGGGAACAGTAGGTTGGATTGGTATCAATGATTCTACTTCAGGACCTAATTTACTTTACCATACAGCATTAGATACAGCAAAAACAATTGATACTGGTGATATCTTTAAGATTTCAACAGGCAACCTTTCAGTTACATTAGCGTAAGGATAAACCATGGCGTTAGTCGTCAAGGATAGAGTCCAAGAGACTTCTAGTACTACAGGCACAGGTACGTTTACTCTTGCTGGTGCAGTATCTGGCTTTCAATCATTCTCTGTTATCGGTAACGGTAATACTACTTACTATGCTATTGTAGGTGGATCAGAATGGGAAGTAGGTCTAGGTACTTATACATCTTCAGGCACTACTTTATCTCGTGATACTGTATTAGAGTCTAGTAATAGTGGTTCTCTAGTAAACTTTAGTGCAGGTACAAAGAACGTATTTGTTACTTATCCTGCTGAAAAAGCTACATACCAAGATGCTAATAGTGATGCTTATGCTCCACAGTTTGCAGCTAGTAATGGACTTAATGTTAATAACGGAACTATAGGTACATCTTACACTTTTCCTACAGGATATAACTCTGTAGAAGCTGGAGATATAACAATTTCAGGTGGTGTTACAGTTACAGTTCCTTCTACTTCTCGCTGGGTGATCGTATAATGGCAAGTATAATTCGTGCAACCACAACCAATGGTTTACAAGTAGCTCCAGATAATAGTGGATCATTAGTATTACAAACTAACGGAACTACTACAGCATTAACTATAGATACATCACAAAATGCTACATTTGCAGGTACAGTAGCTATGTCATCATCATTCTTGCGTAACCGTATTATAAATGGTGATATGAGGATAGACCAGAGAAATGCTGGTGCTAGTGTGACATTAACATCATCTGCACCATATACAGTAGATAGATGGCTTGGTCTTGAAGATACAGATGGTGGAATGACTGCCCAACAAGACTCATCAGCTCCAACAGGATTTAATAATTCTTTAAAATTTACTACAACTTCAGCAGACTCATCATTATCTGCTGCACAAACTTGTCGTATGCAACAGCATATAGAAGGTTTTAATATAGCTGATCTTGGATGGGGAACAGCTAACGCTAAAACAGTTACATTATCTTTTTGGGTCAGAAGCTCACTTACAGGAACATTTGCTGGTGGTTTAAGAAATTATGATGCTAATAGAGGATATCCTTTTAACTATACAATATCAGCAGCTAACACATGGGAATATAAAACAGTAACTGTTACTGGCGATACAACAGGAACATGGAATACAACAAATAGTGGTGGTATAGCAGTTATTTTTGATTTAGGTTCTGGTTCTAATTATCAATCAACTGTAAATACATGGGGTGCTGGAAATTATTTTTCTACATCTGGTGCAACATCTGTAATTGGCACTAACGGAGCTACATGGTATATCACAGGTGTCCAACTAGAAGTAGGCTCAACAGCAACACCGTTTGAGAGAAGAATGTATGGTCAGGAATTGGCGTTGTGTCAGAGGTATTTTACTTTAATTGCATCTGGTGATTTAAAAAGCACTGGTGTTGGTTATTATTATTCTGCAACTTCTGCGTATGGTAATTTTAATTTACCTGTTACTATGAGAACAACACCTACAATTTATCAAACAACAGGAACAGATTATTACAGACTTTATAGAAACTCTAATAATGATGGTGTTAATTCATTTACAGTAGGAGATGGAACTACTCCACAATCACTAGAATTTTTAAATAGTTCTGAAGCATCTGGAACTGCTGGTCAAGCTGGTTTTTGGCGAACAGGTAATGCTTCATCTTATTTAGCTGTTCAAGCGGAGCTATAAAAATGTATAAACTTGTTAAAAACCCAATTACTAATAAGATACAAGCAGTAAATAAAACTAAAGATAATATAATGTTATCTATCCCATTTGACCCAGCTAACTCAGACTACCAAGCCTACCTAAAATGGCTTGAAGAGGGCAACACACCTTTACCAGCAGAGGAAAACAATGGCTAAACTAATCCTCAACGGTTCTACTTCAGGATCAATTACATTAGAGTCTCCAGCAGTATCAGGCACTAATACGCTAACGTTACCTGCAAGTACAGGAACAGTAGTAGTCACAAGTGGCGCACAAACTATAGAGTTTGCAGACGGTTCTGCATCTACACCTTCTATCACTAACTCTGGTGATACTAACACAGGTATATTTTTCTCTGCTGCAGATACTATAGACTTTACTGAAGGTGGTACTGCATGTGGTCAATTTGACTCATCTGCTAATTTTAAATTCAACTCTGGTTACGGTTCAGTAGCAACAGCATACGGATGTCGTGCTTGGGTAAACTTTAACGGTACAGGTACAGTAGCAATTCGTGCTAGTGGTAATGTGTCTAGTATTACAGATAACGGTACAGGTGATTATACAGTTAATTTTACTACTGCAATGCCAGATGCAAATTATGTTGGTGTATTTGGACCAGTTACTAGATCAGGTCCTGATTCAAACTGTATGGTCAGGTATGGAAATGCAATGGGAGAATACCCGCTAACAACTACTACTTATAGATTTGGTACTGGTGAAATTACGGCTGGATTTACAGGTCAAGATGCTGTTGCAATTCAAGTTGCATTTTTCAGATAAGGATTAATCATGGACAAAAGAATTGTATATCAAAATGATGAAGGTGGAATTAGTATTATAGTTCCAGCAGATTGTGGTTTAACCATAGAAGAAATTGCTGCTAAAGACGTACCAGAAGGTAAAGAATACCATATTGTAGATTTATCAGATATCCCAGAAGACAGAACATTTAGGAACGCATGGACATGGCAATAATTGTTGACATAAACAAAGCTAAAGACATTACTAAAGATAGGTTACGTCAAGAACGTGAACCATTACTATTAGCTCAAGACATAGCTTTTCAACGTGCTTTAGAAACAGGTGAAGATACAAGTGCTATTGTTGCAGAGAAACAAAGACTTCGTGATATTACTAAACTTGTAGATAATGTAACTACAGTAGAAGAACTAAAAGCATTGGAGATTAAATAATGCCTGTAAATATTTCTGGTACAAATGGCATAACTAATGCTACATGGACAACTGCTACAAGACCATCTGCTCCTAGTACAGGGCAGCAAGGGTATAATACTACTACTGTAAACCTAGAAGTCTATAACGGAACTTCATGGCAAGCCACAAGTGTTGGACCATCTTATACAGCATCTTATTTAGTTATAGCTGGCGGCGGCGGTGGTGGTAATGACGTAAACTCACGAGGCGGCGGTGGAGGAGCTGGTGGATTATTAACAGGAACTATTACACTTTTGAGTGGAACAGTTTATACAGCAACAGTTGGTGCTGGCGGAGCAGCCGCTAATCAAGGAAGCACATCATCTTTTTCTTCAATTTCTACTGTTGGTGGTGGTGTTGGGTCTTCATCTACTGGAGTAGCTGGTGGTTCTGGTGGTTCAGGTGGTGGCGGTGGTCAACAATCAGGTGTTGGTGGTGCTGGAACATCAGGTCAAGGATTTGCAGGCGGTAACGGCGGGTTTGTTAATGGTGGAGCAACTGGTGGTGGCGGTGGTGGTTCAAGTGCAGTTGGCACAAATGCGTCAGGAACAACTATACCTACTGGTGGTGCTGGTACTGCTTCATCAATTACTGGCTCTTCAGTAACATACGCTGGCGGTGGTGGTGGCGGTGCACAATTAAGTGGTTCAGGTGGTTTAGGTGGTTCTGGTGGTGGCGGTATAGGATTTAATCAAACTGGCGGTCCTTCTGCAGGAACTGCAAACACAGGTAGTGGCGGTGGTGGAGGTAGTGGTGGAGCGGGTGGTTCAGGAGTAGTTATTATTTCAGTCCCTACAACAAACTATTCAAGTACAACAACAGGCTCACCCACAGTTACAACTTCAGGTTCTAATACAATTATCAAATTTACATCATCAGGAACATACACAGCATAAGGAAAAGTTATGTCGCATTTTGCAAAAGTAACAGACGGTAAAGTAACACAAGTTATCGTTGCAGAAAAAGAATTCTTTGATACATTTGTAGACTCAAGTCCTGGCACTTGGTTACAAACATCATACAATACACATGGTAATCAACATCCAGAAGGAAGACCATTAAGAGGTAACTATGCTGGTATTGGTTATACATACGACTCTGTTAATGACGTATTTTACGCACCACAACCATATCCATCATGGATATTAAATAATACAACATGGTTATGGGAAGCACCTGTGCCATATCCTGCAGATGGTAAAGTTTATAAATGGAATGAATCTATTATTAACTGGGAAGAAATAACAGTATAAGGAGAACTAAATGTTTGGCATAAGTGCTTTTTCTCAAAGCCCATTTAGCTCTTTAGCAGGAGGACAAACACTACTAGCTTCAGCTAGTGTAAACGCAACAGCTACAGTTACAGCACTAGGTTACAGAATACTACCATTTAGTGCTGCTATTACAGGCAATGCTACTGTAACAGCTAGTGGAAATAGGCTACTATTCGGTAATGCAGTAGTAAACTGCACAGGAACAGTATCAGCAAGTGGTATTAGAGAACGTACAGGTGTTGCAAGTATCTCATGTTCTGCAATACTAACTGTAGATGGATTCTCATTTATCTATGGTATAGCAGATGTAAATTGTACTGCAACAGTAAGTGCTAGTGCTAATACGACATTATTTGGTAGTGGTGCAATTACAGCAGATGCTACAGTTACTGCCAATGGCAATAGAGTACAGTTTGGTATTGGTTCTATCACAGGTAATGCTACTGTTACAGCAAACGCTAATAGCATATTTTCTGCTAACGGTGTTATTACAGCTAACGCTACAGTTACAGCATCTGCACAAAGAACTAGAACAGACTCTGCAAGTATTACAGCTACAGGCACAGTTACTGCTGACGCTAACAGAATTACATTTGATAGTGCATCTATCACAGGAATTGCCACAGTCACAGCATTAGGTGGTTATGTAGTATCAGGTGTTGCAGATATAAATGCAGACGCTACAGTTACAGCAAGTGCTAACTCTATATTAGCAGGTTTTGCTTATGTAGAAGGCGTAGGCACAGTTACAGCAAAAGGTGTTATACAAGGCGAAGGTTGGACACCAGTTACACCAGGCACAGAAACATGGACAGATACAACACCATCTACAGACGTATGGTCAGCAATATCGCCATCTACAGATACATGGACAGAAGTAACAGCAGGATCAGAAATATGGACAGAAGTAACACCAAGCAACGATATATGGCTCAGACAAGGATAAAAAATGGCAAAAACCAAGATTTCAGAATTTAGTGCAACCGCAGCAGATAATACCGATATTACCAATATCAATATTGCTGAAGGATGTTCACCAGCTAACGTAAACAATGCTATACGTTCTCTTATGGCTTTACTTAAAGACCAACAAGCAGGAACAAGTGGTGATCCATTTACAGTAGCAGGTACATTAGTATCATCTGGCGCATTAGACGTTACAGGTACTTTTAAACTAGATGGCACAGCAGGTGCTTCAGGTCAAGTATTATTATCAGCAGGTGGTAGTAGTACGCCTACATGGGGTAGTACTTTTGTAGCTGGTATGATTATGTTATGGTCAGGTTCATCTGCCAGTATTCCTACTGGTTGGTTATTATGTGATGGTACAAATTCTACACCTGACTTACGTAATCGTTTTGTAGTAGGTGCTACATCTACTTATGCTGTAGGTGCTACTGGTGGTAGTGCAGACGCTATTGTAGTAAGCCATACCCATACTGCAACAGTAACCGATCCTGGTCATACTCACAATGCTGCCATATTAGGATCAGGTTCTAATATTAATGCTAATCCTGGAGTTGCAATAACAACTAGCGCAACAAGCTCTTCCACCACAGGTATCACAGTATCTAATAGCACAACAGGTTCAAGTGGCACTAATGCTAACTTACCTCCATACTATGCACTTTGCTATATAATGAAGAGTTAATATGCCTATACAACGCATAGCTTTTAAAGATTGGTTACCTGACCAACCATCTATTCTAGACGCAGTATCAGAAGCTAATAATGTTATTCCATTAGCTGTAGGATATGGTCCATTTAAGTCAGCAGTAAACTACTCAGGTAGTGCATCTGAAGATTTAACTAATGTATATGCTACTAAAGTAGATAATGACGTATCTGTATTTGCAGGTGGTCTTACTAAACTATATAAACTAGATAGTTCAGACTTATCATTAGATGACGTATCTAAATCAGGTGGATATACAGGTACAAATAGATGGCAATTTGTGCAATTTGGTAACTATGCACTTGCTGCTAACGGTTCTGAAAAGATACAATATTATGATGTAAACTCATCATCATTATTTGCAGACTTATCTGCAGCAGCTCCAGTTGCTAAATATGTAACAGCAGTTCGTGACTTTGTCGTAGGTGCTAATATAGGTGCAGGTACATATCCTACACGTGTACAATGGTCAGATATTAATGATCCTACAGATTGGACAGCAGGTGCTGCATCACAATCAGATTATCAAGATATTCCTGATGGTGGTGACGTAACCGGTATCACAGGTGGTGAATTTGGTATCGTATTTTTAGAAAAAGCCATTGTACGTATGTCATATATTGGCTCACCATTATTCTTCCAATTTGACACGATTTCAAGAAACATTGGCTGTATAGAAGGTGGTTCTATTGCACAATATGGTGGTATTACATACTTCTTATCAGATGATGGATTCTATTCTTGTGATGGTCAAAACATCATTGGTATTGGTGCAGAAAAGGTAGATAGATACTTTTACTCTAACGCTAACATTGGTGATATTGACTCTATATCAGCAGCAGTTGATCCTGAACGTAATCTAGTTATTTGGAATTACACAACAGTATCAGGTAATAGAGCTTTACTTATCTATAACTATGAAACTAAAAAATGGTGTGAAGCAGATACAGATGTAGATTTCTTATCTACATTAGCTACTTCAGGTACATCTTTAGACGCACTAGATTCTGCTTACAATGTATCAGCAGGTTCATTTACAGTAGGTAAATCATACACAATTAGAACAGTAGGCACTACAGACTTTACACTTATAGGTGCAGTTGCTAACACAGTAGGCGTATTATTTACAGCTACAGGTGTAGGATCAGGCACAGGTGTTGCTATAGATATGGCAGCAAGTGCAACAGCTCTCAAAACAATAGACACACTTGTAACCACTATGGACGATAGACTATATAAAGGTGGTAAGTTCTTATTTGGTGGTGTTCGTGATGCTAAGATTGTGACATTCACAGGTGTAAATGCTACAGCAACATTAATTACTAATGACCTAGAATATGGTTATAACTCTGTAGTTACACTTATTAGACCATCTGTAGATAATGGATCAGCAACTATACAGATAGCAAGTCGTAAGATGCTAGACGATACTATTACATACTCTACATCTAAAACTACCGATAATGAAGACAGATGCTCTGTAAGAAGTGCAGGTCGTTATCATAGAGTAAGTTTAACACCTACAGGTGCTAACTGGTTCTCTGCAATTGGAATGGATATAGAATACTCTGAACAAGGAACAAGATAATGGCACGTAGTGATATGTACCGTAAACTACCTTGGACAGGTGGTGATGCAAGAAGTGTAGCAGAAATTGTGAACAATCTTGTAGAAGGTAAGTCTAACAATACCGGAACAATTACATTAGTCGCTAGTGGTGCAGTATCTACTACAATTAATGATGAACGTATAGGATATAACTCATATATTGGGTTAGAACCTTTATCACAAACAGCAGCTAGTACATACTTCCCATACGGTGCTTTTCAAGATACCACAGATCAAAGTTTAGCTACAATTACAGCTACAGGTGATATTACACTTAATACTACAGACTATTCTCTAGGTACAAGTCTTGTAGATGGTTATAAAGTAAAGGTAGATTATTCTGGTCTTTACAATGTTCAATTTAGTTTACAATTTAAAAATACAGATACACAAATACAAGACGTAGATGTATGGTTTAGAAAGAATGGTTCAGATGTAGCAGGCTCTAATAGTAAATTCTCTGTTCCAAATAGTCATGGTGGTGTTGCAGGTCATCTTATTTCAGCATTAAACTTTAACATAGAACTAGCTAAAAACGATTATGTAAGTTTAGCATGGGCTACAAGCTCTACATTAGTGACTGTAGAACATTTAGCAGCACAAACTACACCTACTAGACCAGCTACACCAAGTGCTATTTTAACTATTCAGTATTTAAGTGCTAATTCATTCACTACAAACTTATTTACAGAACCTTACATTAGCTCACAATCTCAAGGTACTGCAACCATTAGTCACCCTGCAAATACAGGCACGAATAAGGTATATCGTTATATAATAGTAGGATGATTCTACATTATATACCTAAAGACCAATTACGTGCTAATTGGCAGTTTATCAAGCATGGTTTAGAGATTATAAGGAGTAAGGGCAGTCCTGAATGGATTGTAGAAGATGTCTATTGTGATTGTTACGAACAACGATCTATGGCATTTTTAGCAATCACTAATAATCAACCTTATGGTTTTGTAGTATTACAGCCTATAGGAAATGCACTTCATGTATGGGCAGCATGGTCATCTATCAATGATGAAGATTTACTTCAACAAGCATGGCAAGAAATTCAAGCAATAGCAAAACAAGGCAGTAAAACAAAAATTACTTTTACATCTCAAAGACGTGGTTGGGATAGAAAAGCTATCAAAATGGGTTTAAAACCTTCAACATGGGAATTTACACTTTAAGGAAATAATATGTTTAAGTTACACAATTGGGTACAAGAATTAGTACAATCATTCACATTCTATGGTGGTGGCGGAGGTGGCGGTCAGTCACAAACTACGACTTCTGGTATTGATCCGTCTATGAGACCTTATGTTGAAAAAGGTTTATCAGAAGCTCAAAAACTATACGAAACATACACACCTAAATACTATGAAGGTCAAACATACGTAAGTCCATCTGCACAAACAGAAGCAGCACTTACTATGGCAGAAAAACAAGCAAGAGCTGGTAGTCCTCTTATTAACCAAGCTCTAGCACAACAACAAACTGCTGTAGGTGGTGGATATTTAGGTGCTAATCCATATCTTGCAGCAGCATTAAGACCAGGACAAGAAGCAGCTACACAAGCATACAATGAAGCTATTGGTGGAGCAAGAAGTAGTTTAGCTGGTGCTGGTCGTTATGGTTCAGGTGCACAAGTTCAATTAGAAGGTTTAGCAAGTAAAAATTTAGCTAACGCTTTAGCAAACCAAGCAGGTCAAGCAGCATATCAAAACTATGCAGCAGAACGTGGTTTACAAGAACAAGCAGCTAGATATGCACCTACTATGGCACAAGCAGCTTATCAACCTATTAACCAACTATTACAAACTGGTCAAGCACGTGAAAACTATGCTCAACAAGCTCTACAAGCAGAACTTGATCGCTTTAACTTCCAACAAAACTTACCATACCAAAGACTTGCACAATTTACATCTACAGTAGCAGGTCAACCATTAACTACAAGATCAGAAACAACATCTAGTGGTGGTGGTAAGATTGTATGTACAGCTATGAACGCTGAATATGGCTTTGGTAGCTTCCGTAATGCTATCTGGTTAGCACAATCTAAAGACTTAGACCCAGCATACGAAAAAGGTTATCACACTCTATTCTTACCATTAGTAAACTATGCTTACAAAGCAGGTGAAAAGAATGCCCTACAACGCATTTTAAGGGGTGTTTTAGAGCATATCGCAAGACATAGAACTGCTGATATATGGAAACAAAAAAGAGGTAAAAAACGTGATAATTATGGCATGATTTATCGTGCTATCTTAGAACCAATCTGCTATGTAGTAGGAAAGGTAGGCAAATAATGAGTGATCCAGTAACAGCAGCAATGGTAGGTGCAGGTTTAGGTGGTGGTACATCTTTACTCAGAGGTAAAAGTCTAGGTTCTTCTCTACAAAATGCAGCATTAGGTGGTGTATTAGGTGGTGCAGGTGGTTATTTAGGTGGTGCTATGGGTGGGGCAGGAGCTACACCAATGAATGCTACTGGCGCTACTGGCAATATTATGGGTGAAATAGGTGGTGCAAATCTAATTACAGGAGTTAAAGGAGCAGGCGGCACATTATCTAGCGGTCTTGGAGTAGCACCTACATTTGCAGATAGAGCAGGTCAATTTATGTATAACTTACCTTCTACTGCAATAAATTATGTTAAAGATAATCCATTCCAAACGGCTAATCTTGGTTTAGGTGTATATGATAGAATGAACCAATCACAAGCTCCATTACAACCATCTCCAACTTTAACAGCACAACAGCTTATGGGTCAACAAGGTCCAACTCCAACTCCACAATTCAATAGTATTGCACAATTACAACGCAAACCAATTTACATAGGATAAATCATGGCATTACAAGACTATTTAGGTGGTATTAATATCTTTGGAACACCAATTCCTACAGGTATTTTAGACCCACAACAAGAAGAAAAACTACGTAATCAAGCATTGGTTTCAGGTCTTATTGGAACTGCTGCTAATTATCTTGCAACACCTAAAAACTTAAATGCAGGTAGTGCATTACCATATCTAGCTAAAGCATACATTGGTGGTATGGGTTCATCTCAAAACACAGTAGATACTGCATTAAATAATTTATATAGACAACAATTATTAGCAGGTAGAAATGATCCATTTGGCACTATTGATATTGCTAAATTTACACCTGAATCTATTTCTGAGTTTCAAAAAACAAAAGATTATGGCAAGTTAGTTCCTATATCTACAGAACGTGGCACTAATATTGGTAATATTGATCCTACTAAATTTACACCTGAATCATTAGCTGCATATCAATTATCAGGTAACTTAGGTGATCTTAAACAAATATCTGCTATGGAAAAAGGTGAAAGCCCATTTGGTAAAATTAATACATCTGACTATACGCCTAAGTCATTAGCAAAATTCCAAAAGTCAGGTAACTTTGAAGATTTACAACCAAAACAAGAATCTATAAAAGCTACTCAAAATTATGAAGCAGCTCAACAAGATGTAAATGGTAATTGGATATTTGTACCAAAAGTACCAGGATTACCTATTAAAGATTTACAAGGTAATATTGTTACTAATCCACAAATTAAACCTAAAGCAGAAAAAGCAGCAACAGAATCACAAGCTAAAGCTGCAACATTCTATAGTCAAATGTCTAATGCAAGTGATGAGTTAAGAAAATTACAAGCAGAAGGTTTTGATCCATCTAGTCCATTAGCACAAACAGCAGTTAATTTAGCAGGTACACCATTAAGAGGTTTAGCTGGACAACAAGCTCAACGTGCAAAACAAATTCAAGAGCAATGGGCTGAATCATTCTTACGTATTAAAACAGGTGCTGCTGCAACTAAAGACGAGGTAAGAAAGAACGTAGAAACATTCTTCCCTAGATTTGGTGAAACTGATCCAAATATTATTGCACAAAAAGAACGTGCTAGAGCACAAGCAGAACAAGATGTATTACGTATGACAAAAGAAGGTGGTGGTAGTGTTGCACCAAAAGCTAAAGAATTATCTGCACAAGATAAACAGGCTTTAGATTGGGCAAATTCTAACCCTACAGACCCAAGGTCAGTTCAAATAAAACAAAAATTAGGACTATAACATGGCAGAATTTAACCCTGATGAATATCTAGGTACTACTCAAGGCTTTGACCCTGATGCCTATTTAGGTGTTAAGAAAGCAGCACCAGCTCCTGCATTACCTCCTGTGACTGATAGATTACAAAGACAATTAGGATTAACAGGTCGTTATCTAACAGAAGCTGCTGACGTATTAGCTTCACCTGTTCGTGGTGCATTAAACCTTGTATTACCTGAAAGTTTACAAGCAAGACCACTTGCTGAAACATTAAACTTACCTAAACCAGCAACAGGTTTAGAAAGAATGGTAGCAGGTCCATCAAGAGCATTAGCAAGTACATTAGGCACAGCAGGTGTTGCACAAGCATTTAAACCTACATCACAATTAGGTCAAACTATTCAACAAGCATTTACTGCAAATGCACCTACACAAGCAGCAGCAGCTACCGGTGGTGGTTTAGGTCAAGCAACAGCACAAGAATTAGGTGGTGGCACAGTTGCACAAACTTTAGCAGGTTTAGGTGGTGGTTTAGCAGGTGCAGGACTTGTAAGACCTCAAGCTATTGGACCATCTACTCAACAAGTACAAAATGCTAATAGAGATGAAACATTAAAACTAGGTAGAGATGCTGGTTATGTAGCATTACCTACAGATGTAGGTGGTAGAAAAGCAGGTCGTTTCTTAGAAGGTGTTTCTGGTAAATTTAAAACAGAAGAATTAGCAAGTGCTAGAAATCAACAAGTCACAAATAATCTTACTAAGAGATATTTAGATTTACCTGAAGATGCACCACTCACAACTGAAGTATTAGAAAATGCTAGAACATCTGTATATCCTGCTTATGAAGCTATTGCTGAAACAGGCACTATTAGTTTAGGTAATAAAAATCCATTCTCTAATATCGTCACAGGTATTAATAAAGTAACAGGTGGTAAAAATGCTCTTATGCAAGATATACCTGATACATATACTATAGACGCTGCAACAGCTATTCAAAAGCTAAAAGAATTACGTAGTGATGGTAGTGCTTATTTAAGATCAGGTACTAACATTATGAAACCTAATCCTAAAGAAGTAGCACGTGGTAATAGATACTTAGCTGAAGCAGATAAATTAGAAAAAGCTATTGAAAACCATGTTGTTAAATTAGGTCAACCTGAACTTATCAATCAGTTTAGAGATGCAAGAAGATATATTGCTAAAACATTTACAGTAGAAAAAGCATTAAATCCACAAACAGGAACTGTAGATGCTAAAAAGATAGCTAAAGAATTAGACAAGGGTGTTCCTATTACAGACGAATTAGCTTTAGTAGGTAAGTTTGCTAAAGCATTTCCAAAGACAACTAAAGTAGTTGCAGAAGCACCTGCACCATTTTCAGCATTAGATTTATACGGTGCTGGAGCTGGAGCTGGTGTTGATTTACTTACAGGTGTTCCTGCATTATCACTTTTAGCACCAGGAAGACTTGCTGCTAGATATGGTTTAATGACACCACAAGGTCAAAGACTACTTGCAACTCCACAATATACGCCAAGAACAGCACCTTTTGTGCCATATCAAGGCTTACTTAACATTCAAGAATAAGGAATAGTAATGGTTAAGAACGACACAGAAGCACGTTTAGTTACGCATGAAGAGATTTGTGCGTTACGTTATGAGCAAATAAACGCAAGGCTTAAACGCTTAGAGCAAATCTTATTAGGTACAGCAGGTTTTGTTATTGTATTCTTATTGACACAGTTTACAAAATGACATTCATCACAGAGAACAATATAGCAAACCTATATTCTGCTTTAATAGAGTTCCCTGTATTTGACGAATATAAGTTACCACCAGCATCTAAAGTAGATTTCGTAGTAGTGCATGACGATAGTATATGTGGACAATATGAGCCACCTGAAGCTGGTGAACCTCATGTTATCACTATATCTACAGCTAAATGTGGTCATTTAGATACAGTATTAAAGACCCTAGCACATGAAATCATACACATGATATGCTATTTAGAATCACCTAAAACAGATAAATATACAAGCCATAAAGGTTTATTTTTAAAACTACAAAAGAGAGTAGCTAACACACTTGGCTACGATCCTAAAGAACTATAAGGAGTATTATCATAGACCCAATTACTATACTAGCAGCATTAGGACCATTAGCAGTAGATTTAGGTAAATCACTTATAAACAGATTTGTAGCACCTGACCAATTTAAACCTGCAACCATAGAACAATATGCTCAAATGAAACAAATTGATTTAGAGTTCTTTAAGGTTATGAATGAAGCTGGTGGTGGTAATCCATCTTATCCATGGGTAGAAGCTATTGTAAGACTCATGCGACCAGCTATAGGTTTATTAGTATTAGCAACATGGGCAACTATGCACCTACAAGGTATTGCAACACAAGAAGTAGATAACTTTGCTAGTGCAGTTGGTTTCTATCTCTTTGGGGAACGTAGTTTATTCTACATTAAAAAGAAATGATAGTCTTAGACATACTAAACTTTATCGGTTTAGCTATACTTAAATTATTAGTTGTTTCATTGTTATTTGTAGCTATGGGATTCTCTATTTTATTTATGTATGCTATGCAGTACTTAACTCAAGCACTTAACTACATTGACAAGAATGTTAATTGAAGTAAAAAGGTTTGAGTTTAAAGATACACACACGATAGGAAAATTATACATAAATGGTGTATATGAGTGCTATACACTAGAAGATATGGTAAGAAATGGCAGTAAAGTTATAGGTAAGACTGCTATCCCTACCGGTGAATACAAAGTCATTATAGACGCATCTGTACGCTTTAAACAAGATATGCCACATATACTAGACGTTCCTAACTTCACAGGTGTTCGTATCCATTCAGGCAATACTTCAGCACATACAGAAGGATGTATATTACTTGGCACAACATGGTCAGGTGGTGACTTTATCGGTAATTCTAAATCAGCTTATAAGAAGTTTTTTGAGAAACTAAAACAAGCTAAGACAGCAAAAATAATTATATGTTAGATTATCTTATCTGCGATATTCTCTGCGCTATTACGCATTTTAAATATGTTTTCCTAATGCTAATCTTGTATCTAATATATAATAAAGTATCTCAACACTAGGAGAGTTACTTGAAGATACTACTTTTAGATATAGAATGCGCACCTAATTTAGCAACGGTCTGGGGAATCTGGCAGCAAAACATTGCGCTTAATCAACTCCTAGAATCATCTTATACATTATGCTATGCAGCTAAATGGTATGGTGAGAAAAAGATTATGTTTGACTCTGTATATAAAACAGATCGTAAAGCAATGCTAAAGTCTATCCATAAACTCATGGATGAAGCAGATGCAATCGTTCATTATAATGGCAATAGGTTTGATATACCTATGCTTAATAAAGAGTTCTTAGAGGCTGGTATGCCACCTCCTAGCCCAGCTAAACACATAGACTTACTACAAACATCTCGTAGTAAATTCAGATTTGTTTCTAACAAACTAGACTATATTGCACAGCGTTTAGGTCTTGGTAAAAAGACAGCGCATGAAGGTCATGAGTTATGGCTTAAAGTTATGAATAACGATAGGTCAGCATGGAAACGCATGGAAGAATACAATAGGAATGATGTTGTATTACTAGAGAAAGTATATGATAAGTTTAAAGGTTGGATAAGTAATCATCCTAACCACAATCATTTTTCAGAAGAAAGAGTATGTCCAAGTTGTGCAAGTCATAAAGTTCAACAACGTGGTTATGCAGTATTAACTGCTGGCAAGTATCCAAGATTCCAATGTCAAGATTGTGGCTCTTGGTTTAGAGGTAATAAAAAATTAACCACAGACAAATCAGAAAAATTCGTCAAAATATAGGAATATCTATGGAACGATCAGAAGTAGAGATTATCTGCCATCATATGCTAGGTAGAACTATCGTATCATGTGAAGCATTACATGGCGATAGCACTATTGTTATAGAGCTAGATGATGACTCTATTATTGAAATAAGTGGTGAAGAATTATCTCTATATGGTGAATTAACACCTAGAGATGACTAAAGACAGATCACAGTACCGTTAGTGTTTACTTGACATACTGTTACAGATCCGTCTGGTGCATATATAGTCGTAGTTTGACTAAAAGCTTTTTCTGTTCCAAATATTGCTAATGCAACCATTGTAAGTCCGAATACCCAATATATCTTATTCATCATCAAACCTTTCTAAAATAGCTTCTACTTCAGGTGGATTAATAGCATCTTCATCTCTTGTAGCTTCTAGTAACTTATTCTTATACCAATCAGACTTCTCTAAATCTTGTTGTGGATTATCTTTAAACGGATAGCGTAAATCATACTTAAGTTTACATCCTTTTAAATAACCAATGTATTCTTCCTTAGTTAAACGACTTTTAATCACATCTATCGCTTCAATACCACCTACCATGTAATGTGGAGGTCTATTCACCATATCTACCATAACTATCCCCTTATAAAAAGTAAATCAATCAACTGATACGTACCATAAAAAAATCCTATTATACTACCAATTATTAAAGCGTATATAAAATAATCAATTATTTTTAATATCCTATCCATTTACCATACTCCCTTCCTACAGTTACAGATACATAATTTTTATTCTTAAACCTTCTATCTAATATTTCTTTATGTTCAAGTGGTTTAGGTAAGCTGAAATATCCTTGACTTTCTAAATACTTTAATCGCACTCTATTTGTAACACATCCCTGAATCACATCCTTAATAGTGCAATTAGGATGCTCTTGCATATATTCATTAATAAACTTTGCTTGTCTTTGATCGTCTAGCTTAGTGTACATTTTTAATCCCATGAGCTTGTTCTATAAGCCTAGCAAATCTAAATATTCTGTCAAGCGTTAAAACAGCATTACCACTTCCAAATGCTTCTTTATACGCTTTAATAATCTCTTCTTGTGTAAGTGGGTTAGAGTCCACCATAAGCCTCCGTTAATCTCTTGCTATCATATCTTGACAATCCTTTATATTCCTCTACAGGTTCACCAGGTATTAATGGTGTTATCTTAATATGATGCGTTGTGTTCTTTAAATCGTTTAAATATGATAGTTGGTTAGGATGAAACGACCATAAATAAGACTTCTTTAGGTCACCAGACTTAACATCATACTCTTCGTAAAGCCATGCTACAGGTTCTTTTTTCATGATTTATCCAATAGTAATGAATATCCAAATAATCCTATTTCTAAATAACAACTATGCAAAGTAATAGCAAAACTTAAATGTAATATCATTGGTTTATATTTGTAAACAGTTATATTATTATATGGACCATCGTCTTTATGTAGTCTCCATTCTATTGTTTGGTCTACATAATTACCAAATGGATTATCAATTCTTAGTGAAATATCTATCATTAGTAAAATACCATCCTTCCTATGTGTGTTTTCTTCCGTTTTCCAAACCATACCTTTTTAGGCGGTATTGAATCATCATGAAAGTATAAAGCATTTGCAACCGGATTTGCATATTTATTGTAAACAATCGTATCAATAACCAAAAGTTTAGTCTCCAAATACGCCCTTTCATTAACTGGACTGTGGGACTGATCTTGCACAGCAAACTGATTATTAGCATAAACGACAGAGCATACAGAATTACCCCAAAGACCAGAATGTAACCTATTACGTATAACATTAATGACTCCAACTTTTTCCTCCAATGTTCTTGTATTAACTTCGTGATAAACAGCAGTTGCATAACATGCTACGTCTAGTTCTAAATGATGTATATCCATTACAGTTCTTTCATGGTTTTCTTGTGTCTAGCAATACCATATAAGCGTATAATTCTATTACAAATCTAAAAGAAAGGAGAATCGCTATGTGGACAACACCAGCAGCTACTGAAATGCGTTTTGGCTTTGAAGTCACAATGTACGTAATGAACAAGTAATTGTTATGCAATGGGGATGCTCCTAGAAAGGAACATCCTCATCTGCACCTTCAACAGCAGGTTTACTTCTAGCCTCACCCTTAGCTTCTGCTATTGCTACAGCACCACTAATAAACTTACCATTAGCACCTTCTCTAACCCAGCCTGATAATGTAAATTCAATTCCATCTAGGTTGAGCTTTCCTCGGTAGTCAGGTCGGCGTGGATTGTCCCCCTTATCGTTCTTGTTTAATGTAAACGTGTTTGTGTTATCGTATTGCGCCATATATTACCCCTTTAGTTTTAAAATTGTTTGATCTACTTCGTCTAAAAACTTAACCACTTCAGCTTCTAGTTCTGCAATATAATCATTATCCCTGTCAATCCTAGAAACAAAGAGCTGTAATTCTACAGGGAAATTAGGATTATAGCTAACAAAATCTACCCACTTAGCACCGGTACAAGCTAATTGCCATTGCATCTGTGGTATATATTTACTAGGAACTGACTTGCTCATAAGCGTATTAGTATGGGTTGTTTCTATAGGACATTTAATCTCTATAAGACCTGCATACTTTCCTTCTTCTTCTGCATTTACAGCTCCGTCTGGACTAGCACCACTATTCTGAATAACAGGATGGTCAAAGAAACCTACCTCTGTTACAGATACCCCTTTAGATTGCATATAAAGCTCTCTAGCAGCACTTTCTCTTTCAATACCATCTAACATAGCTTGATTAACATAACTATCGCCTTTCTTGCCTGTAAGACGTTCTGATACTAATTGGACAAGGTAGTTTTGACGTGATGTAGATACACCTGTTTTAGTCTTGGCGATAACATCCGATATTCTGGATGCTGTCACCTTTCCCAATCTCTGCTGAAACCACTCATCTGTGCGTTGTTCTATCATAGAAAATCTTCTTTAGATACTAATTTAACAGGATTGTTTTGTTGATGAATAGCATTAACTACTTCATTAGCTGAAGCAAATTCTGTACCACCTAGACCTAAAGCTGCAAGGCATCTTCCAATTGCTGAAGTCTCACAGTTTTCTACATAAGATGTGCCATTAATTTGTGAAGCTTTTCTAAACTCTTGTGCATGACCTGTAGCAAATGTTTGCACTTGACCACCTTCTAAATGCACACCTGCATAAGCTTTAACAATACATTGTTCGTCATCAATTTTGACTATTTCTGTTGTTAAAAAATAGTTAGGAAACTGTTCTCTAAACTCTTGCACACGTAATGCAACTGTTTTATATTCTTTACCACGAATATTTACTATACCTTGCTTACTCATCTTTCTCTCCTGTTGTTGAAGTTCTTGTTGATGTTGTTGCATCATTACTTGATCGTAATGTTGTTGTTGACTCATTTGCTCTCTCCCATTTATCGTTATCTAATTTAAGTTCGTCATTCAATCGTTTAAGTATATTTGCTATATGCTCTAAACCATTCGCCATATTATATACCCCCAAAATACAAAAAGGAATAGCCATATCCATTTATTCATATTGCACCTGCTAACTTACCCATAACCCATATACATAAGGCAACATAACACCAGAAAGCTATTGCAGTAATAATCATTGTTTTAATTTTCATAATTATCTCCCATATCCAAAAGCTGTTTCATATTTAGGTTGACCATCCCAAAGATACGCATTTGAGTAGCTAGTAATTTTAACACTATTTTGCTTGCCATTTACAACTTTTAACATTGGCTCACCTTTTTCTTCACCAGCTACCATATAATCAGCACCAGTACTTTGTTCAGCAACTACTGCTGTCATAGGAACAATTTTAATTCTATTATTACCTACAACTTCCTTTACTTTGTAGAAATCTACTTGAGTTTGGTCATAACCCCAGCTACAGTAAAGAATGTCACCTTCTTTTAGATCAGTAGGAGCAAGTCTTTCAGCTTTGTATTTTGCAACTTCTGCAGCTCTAGCAATTCTGTTATTAACAGTTTTAGCAACTTGAGCCAACATAGCTTCTTCGCTTCTAAATAAATAATACCAAGTAGCATTAACAGCTTTACCAGCAAAACAAATAGCAGACCATTTTCCATCTGCACCATTGTTTGTGTAAACCACAACATCTGCTGGATTGTCAATTACTAAAGGAACATAACCTGCTGGAATGTATCTTTCTTTTTTAACTGCCATTTTTTCTCTCCTTGTTATTTAATTACTATATACACAGTATATACACATTAAAAATAAATGCAATACTTTTTTTAAACTTTTTTTAACTTTCTTTCTAACTCAAAAACACCCCTAGCTATTGACGCTTCAGGCAAATATTTCTGTATTACTTCTTGTCCTAAGAAATTATGTACTGCGCTATAATTTACCTCTACTAATTCATTTTTACTGTTATATGTCTTTAAAACGTCTATTACAGTACATTCTTTTGGATATTTACCAATACTTATAAATTTAGTACCTATTGGATACTCCATTATGCAACCTCACTTTCTTCCCATGTATTGCCATTTGCTATACATTTAACACCAGGACCACCAGTAAGTGCATATTGTTTAAATGGTTCTGGTTTATCTGCTTTCTTACCTTTTAACACTATTTTTGCAGCTTCAAGTCTTTTCCAATCTTCTGCAGTATTTAGATAAGTTAGCATTTGTAAAGCCTTGACCATGTTTTTTAGTGCATAAGTAGGTTGATTTCCTACAATTTTTTTAGCTTCTGCGTAGTTCATACTTCCTCCTCTTCTTTTTTTGTATAACTATTAATAATTTGCTCTCCTGTTGAGTTGTCAAGATAAACAACCCAGTCACCTATGGTTACATATACACAACCATTATTTTCTCCATTACCCTGTCTTACGTCAATATTTACTTGCATTTTTCTCTCCTTGTTATTTATTTACTACAACAGAACTATAGCACGTACAAAAAAATATACAATAGCTATATAATAAATATATACAAATAATTTTAAATAAATATCTTGCAAATGAAAATTAGCTATGATAATGTTTTTTGAAATATTTTAACCACAGGAGAAGAACCATGAAAGTCCGCAATTGGAGCAAGTTTCAGCATTTTAAGAATAAATCATCTATGATTTGGTTTAAGGTTTATGGTAGGGATATTATTAATGATCCTGATTGGCATGAGCTTAATTCTGACCAAAAATCAACCCTATTTGAATTATGGTGTTTAGCATCTGAACGTAATGGAGAACTTCCAGACCTAAGAAAAATATGCTTTAGGTTACATAAAGAACCAGAATATATTACCTCTATGTTAAATAGTCTAAAGGATTGGTTTGACGGTGATATAGAGAAAATTATACACAAAGAATATAAGGAGTATGCTAGAGAGGAGAAGATAGTAGATGATATGAGAAAAGAAAAGAAGAAATTAGAAGAGAAGATAACCTTTATTAAGGCATTATCATGAATATAAATGACTTCCTTGGATACTTTGAAAAGTCTTATAGATCTGGTAAGGATGAATATCAATGTTTATGTCCAGCTCATAATGATAGAACTGCATCTTTAAGTATTAAGAATTTATCAGATGGTAGAATCTTAATTCATTGCTTTGCAGGTTGTGCTGCTAATGATATATTGGAAGCTGTAGGTTTAACATTTGACGATATTGTTCCAAAGCGTTTAGGTGATTTTAAACCTGTTTCAAAACCTTTTAATCCTTATGCTGTATTAAAAGCTATATCAAATGAAACTTTGCTTGTAGCATTAGCTGGATTAGAATTATCTAATGGAAAAACATTACCACAAGAAGATAAAGATAGATTATTAACTGCTGTAAATAGACTGAGAGAGGCTTATGAATTATGTCATTAGATGAAAAAGTTGAGAACCTAATTGTAAATGAGGATAAAATAAAGAATTATTTTTTTAGGAGAGAAAGTGATGAGTATCGTAAAATTAAAAGTCCAGATACTTTTATTGAATCTACTATTGGATATTTTTCTGGCGAAATACAAAGTGGTGCGTATCTTCCGTTTGATAAAGCAGAAAATTTTAGGTTAAGATTAGGGGAAGTAACAACGTGGTCAGGTTATAGCGGTCATGGCAAAAGTATGTTATTGAGCTATGTTACGCTTAAACTAATTGAGAACTATAAAGTTATGATCTGTTCTTTTGAGATGAGTTGTAGAAGTACATTAGCTAGATATATTCGTCAATCTGTAGGAACTAACGAACCTACTGAAAGTGCAATAACTCAGTTTTGTAATGATGCAACAGGAAAATTATTTCTTTACGATCAGTTAGGATCTACTAATCCTACTGCGGTATTATCTGTTATTTACTACGGAGCTGAGCAATTAGGTATCCAGCATTTTGTGGTAGATAGTTTAATGAAGTGTTCTATAAATGAAGATGATTATAATGGTCAAAAGAAATTTGTTGACCAACTCTGTATTGCATCCAGGGATTTGAATGTTCATATACATTTAGTGGCTCACAGTAGAAAAACAATAGACGAAACCACTCATACACCAAGCAAGTTTGATGTGGCAGGTTCTGCGACAATAACTAATTTAGTGGACAATTGTGTTTCGGTATATCGTAATAAGAAAAAAGAAAAAGATTTATTAGAAGGTAAATTAAGTGAAGAAGATGCTAAGATTGTTCCAGATGGTTTTATGGCTGTGAATAAACAAAGGCACTTTGAATGGGAAGGCTCTATTCCATTATGGTTTAATTCTAAATCTTTACGATACAAGGACAAACCATGACTATAAATGATTTTATAAAAGAATGTAAAAAAGTATTCGGTAACGACATTCAATACAAAGCAACCTCTAAAGACGGACAAGTATTTAAAACGAAAGGATGGAGAGATGATAAAGTGGGCATTAACCAAAGACAATTTACCAATGTTAGTAGAGAAGTTAAAAACACTTGACTTTACTAAGCGTTGGAGAGTAACAGTAACAGATGCTAAACTAAACCGTAGCCTAGAACAAAACGAAAGACTATGGGAACTATACACAAGCATTGGTCAGCATTTAGGCATTGAGAAAGATAAGATACACGAACTCATGGGATATAAATTCTTACGCTACCAAACAGAAATTGCAGGTATGCCTGTAGAGCTTATAAAGTCAACAACTAAACTAACCACAAGTGAGATGACAGAATACCAACAACAGATAGAGGTATGGGGTCAGACTATGGGTTGGGGATGGGACTATTAGTGAACTATAGAAACCCTAAATTACTTAAACTAGCAGATGGCGCACCATGTATGATGTGTTCTATACAAGATGGAACTGTAGTATCTGCACACTCTAATCAACTACGTGATGGTAAAGGAACATCTATAAAGTCACACGATTACCGTATAGCGTTCTTATGTCATCAATGCCATCACATGATAGATAATGACAAAAGTTTAGATAAACATGATAGAATAGCTGCATGGGAAGAAGCTCACCGTAAAACTATAGGTTGGCTATTTACTAA